CAGGTGGAAGGCATGGCGGATCTGCTGGCACCCCAGACAAACCAGCAGGGCGACCCGGCGCAACTCGGCCAGAAACTTCAACAGGCTGCGCAGCAGAACCAAGCGCTCACGATGCTGGTTAGGAAACTCCAACAAGCACTAGAGTCCAAACTTCCACAGGTTGAGGCTGACAAATGGAAGGCAGCAATCGATTCGCTTACCAAGATCAGGGTCGCTGAAATAAACGCATCAAAGGACATAGATCGATCCAATGCCGATCGGGATGCGGCTACGCTTGAGCACCTAACAGGATTGGCCCACGAAACGGCCTTATCCCACGTTCAGCATGAGCATGACAGTGGGATGGCCGAGAAAAACGCAGCTATTGCGTCTGCCCAGCAACAGCAGCAACGGGAGGCTGAACCTGAGACCTCGACCGCCTAGCGCGCTCCCTAGAGCAACTCAGGCAACTCCGGCATCCGTTGTATGTGCGCGTGTTCGCAGGAGTATACTCGTGCCCTTGGGGACAATGGGTAATACTCGATCCGCGAAGACGGTTGAATTGGCCGATACATCCCCTACGTACGTTTTCTTGGTGAGTGACCGCCTCCAGGTGGTCGGGGTTTATGCATCTTCGGTGGAGGCAGGAGTCTCCCCCGTCGCAGATCGACGGATTGTGACAAATATGGTCCGGCTCCATTCCCGTCGGAATCGGCCCCTTGAACGTCTCGTAAGAAAGGCGATGCGCCATGACGTTCCTTCCATTATCATCTCCGACCCTTCCATATCCCCGGTAAATGCACCCCGTCCAAATCCAGCAGTTGGTAATGGTATCGATGCGGATGTGCCGGAGCAGTCGTTCTTTTGCGGTAAGCTTAATGTTGGGCATGTGACTCCTTTCAGTCGCATGGCTCGGGGCCGTGCCGGTGTTCATAGCACTGCACGGTCCACACTTTCAATTGTATCACCAACCGGAGAGCAACCGAACCAATGACCCCCACAGCCGAATATCTTGACGTGAAAGCGCATCTCGAACAGCGTAACGCCGCCGACCAGGCGCGCCGAGATGGCAAGGAACCGCCGAAGCCCGCAGCCCCTGCCGAGGTAGCCGATGAGTCCGCCGTCGAGAAGCCGCACCAGGCGTCCCGCAGTGAGCGCCGCCTACAAAACCGACTCCGCGAGGAGATCGGCGAGCTTCGCGGGCGCCTGAAAGCCTACGAGGAGTTGGGGATGCGCCCCGGAAGTGTGCCGCCAGCCGCCGTAGCCGCGCCCGTGACCGATCCCGAGCCACAGCGCCGGGAGTTCGGCACGGACGCCGAGTACAACCGCGCACTGGGGCGCTGGGATGCGCGGCAAGAGGCAGCCAAAGCCACGGAGCGTGTGGAAACGAAACTCACGGAGCGCGAACAGCAGGCCGCCGAGCTGGAGCAGCTTCGCGCCGACATCGCGGCGTCCGAGACCCAAGCCCAGGCGGACATCAAGGAATTGTTCCCCGACTGGGAGCAGGTGTCCAAGGAAGCGCTCGACGACCCGGACGCGCCGGAGTTCACGCCGGCCGAGCACCCGATGCTCATGATGATGATCGCGCGCAGCGACATGAAGGCGCGGGTGCTGTACCACTTCGCCAAGAATCCGGAGGCGCTGGAGAGTATGCTTGGCATGACGAAGACGCCCGACCGGCAGATAGCCGCTTTCCACCGGCTTGAAGGCCGCGTCGAAAAGCTGTATGATAAACCCAAGGTCGCGCAAGCCGCTGGCAAGGGCCAGGAAGAACGCGCAACGCACCCCGCAGAGGCAAACGCCGGGCGGTCGAAGGGCACGAGCGAAAGCGATGCTCACAAGCCGAGACCGTCCAGCGAGGTTGCAGCGCGAGGCGGCACGGCGGTTCCCGAAGAGCCCACAGTAGGCTCTGCTGCCTGGATGGCGGCGCGCAACGCTCGAACCGGCGGACGCTAAGCCCCACACCCCGTAAAGGCGCTCTCGTATCTCATCTCGTGGCCGACGATAGGCTGCGTGGATTGAAACAATCGAGGAGCCTTACATGCCGATCAATTCGGTACCGGTACGGCAGGAAGTCACCGCCGAAGTCCTCCGCGTGCTCATGAACAACTGCTTCGCCTTGCGGAGCGTTGGCCGCGAGCATGAGAAGTACTTCGAAGAGCGGGTGCCGATCGGTACGACTCTGCAAATCAAACGTCCCTGGCGGCCCAAAGGCCGGCAAGGGCAGGCCTTTCAACCGGAACCCATCGTTCAGACGACGGTTCCCCTGGTGATTTCCTACTGGCGCGGTGGGGATTTCATCTACAACGACACCGACGAAGCGCTGTTCCTCGACATGGAACGATTCCATGAGGACTACAGCCGCCCGCTCGGAATCATGATCGCCAACCAGATCGACGCCGACCTGCTGGCCTTCATGCAGGTGACGGCGCCGAACTTCGTCGGAACTCCCGGCGTTCTTCCGACAACCACCAGCGTCTACAACTCGGCGCAAACCAGCCTCAACAAGCTGCTGGCTCCGCAGCAAGACCGCACGGTGATCTTCACCAGCGATTACAATCAAAACCTCGTCGGCCAGGGCCAGACGCTGTTCAACCCGGCGCGCGACATATCCGATCAATACCTGGAGGGGTACGTCGGAAAGTACGCCGGCTTCCGCTTCGGCATCGACGAACAGATTCCGGCCTTCACGGTGGGCACCTACGCCGGAGCCGGGCGCGTCAACGGCGCTTCCCAGAGCGGCTCGAGCCTGCTCACTAACAACTGGACCAGCGGCAGCCTGGCCCTCAACCCCGGCGACCGCTTCACTATCGCGGGTGTCTACAAGGTGAACCCGTCCGGACTGCGGACCAGCTACTCCGGCGCGGCCAACCTGCTCCAGTTCGTCGTCACCCAGTCGGTCACCGACACGACCGGCTCGGCCACGATCAACTTCTACCCGGCGCTGATTCCTGCCGGCCAGTTCCAGAACGCCTCGAACTCGCCCGCAGCGAACGCAGCGATCACGGTTCAGGGCGCCAGCGGATCGACCTGCAACACCGCCTTCTACATCCAGAAGGAGGCCTATACGGCCGCCTTCATCAAGCTGCACAAGCCGTCCGATGTCCAGTGCGAGGTCATGGGCGGCGAAGACGCCGGCACTCCGGGAATCTACATCCGGTCCATCCGGCAGTGGCAGTCCAGCGGCCCGTATGCTGGATATGAAACGGAAAGGATGGACACCATCTACGGGTTCGCTGCCCAGTACGCGGACTATTTTGCGGGGGTCGTGTACGGGTAGCCTTTGCTATCTTGTGGTTGCGGTCTACTGAACGGTTTTCCAATGCTTCTTGTGGATAACGTCGCTGATGGTCGTCTGGTGAACGCGGAATCGCGCGGCGAGATCTTTCTGCCGAGCGCCCGCATCATGCTGGATTCGTATCTCTCTCACGTCATCTGGAGTGAGGACCGAAGTCACGCGCGCGCGTCCCTTGCGTCCACAGTCCTTCATATTGTCGGACTGTGTTCCAAGGAAAAGATGCGACGGACGAAAGCAAGCAGGGTTATCGCAGGTATGGCAGACAAACAGATTTCCAGGGATCGGACCGCGGGACAGTTCGAAGGATGCTCGATGGACCAGAATAGGAAGGGATTTGTTCCAGGTTTGAAGCTGGCCGTATCCACGCCTGTTCTTTCCTCGCGGCCATTCCATGCAGGAATTGTCCGGCGGAATGTTCTGGAGAAGCTGTTTCAGAAGATCGAAATTGGTAAGATCGTAGTGCATGTGGGAGCCCTCCCCGGCTCTCTGTGCATAAGCCCCTCCGGTGTTCACGCACCGTGTGGGGCTTTCACAATTGTAGCGCAGACTTCCTAAAGGAGAAAAACATCATGGCAAACCCCACTCAAACGACTCTCAGCGCGGCGATCACGGTCAACCAAACCACGTTCGCCGTCGCCTCAACTGCCAACATTTCGGCTCCCACGAACGGCCAGTTTCAGAAGATTTACGTGCTGGACCCTGGCCAGACGCGCGGCGAACTCATGATTGTCACCGGCGTGCCGTCCTCGGGTGTCGTTCAGGTTTCGCGCCTGGACGAGTTCAAGTCTCCGCACATCTCCGGGGCCATCGTCATCATCCAGGCCATCGACGTCACCCTGGAACCGGTCTTCGTGGAACGCGATCCCAATCCGGTGCCGCTCACAACGCCGCCCCAGACGATGGTCCTCAACGTTACCAACGGGCGGCAGTGGCTCTACAGCTCGGTGACAGGTACTTGGGTGCCGGGCTTTGGCAACACCGCGGCCCCGCTCGCGCCCACCGCGGCCATCACAGCGACCTCCGCCGTGCTTCCCGCCCCCAGCGGACCGCTGTGCCACGTGGCCGCCAGCGGAACGCCCGCCGTCACCGGAATCACGATGCCTACCGGATTCACGTCCGGCAGCATCACCCTGATTCCCGACGCAGCGTTCACGTGGACCACGGGCGATGGCAGCATCGCCGTAGGTGGAACCGCCGTGCAATACAAGGCGCTCACCTTCACGTACGACTGGAACGCCGCGAAATGGTATCCCAGCTACGTCGCGTAACCGTCAATCCTCCTTGGGGTCCGGCCTTCCGGACCCCGTTTTCATGGCCGTGAAGTATAGTATTAGACAGGAGAACCACGTGAGACTTTCCCTTAGGTGTTCACAGTAAGATGGAAAACGAGACGCCTAAAGAGGAATGTTGGCGGCGTCACCATCACCGCGCCGGAGCTAACTGCAAGGAGTTTCCTTGCTGGATACCGGAGAAGCGCGTAGTGGTGCGAGAGACGCTTGAAC